CAACTCACCCGACTGCGAATCAGCGGCACGGAAAGCGATAGGAGGTGGAGAATGAGCATCGTACAAGTAGCTTGGCTGGCCGAGATTGAGAAACTTATTCAACAAGAACTGGACCACCAGTACGAAAGCGGTAAGCGAGACGGCCAGCAGGAGAGCGAGGACTTCAAGCGTGGTGAATTGATCGGCCATCAGAAGGGATACCACGATGGCGCAGAAGCGGAGCGCGCGGAGAGCGAGGGCGTAGTGGTGGAGATCGCGAAACGCACTGAAACGCACGGCGACTGCACACTACCGCATTGGACGTACACGTTCAGATCGTCTCAACGATTTGTAGTAGGGTCAAGCGTCCACCTCACCCGCATAGAGGACAACTAAATGGAAAAATCAACAGGACAACTTGTAACAATCGAACCAATCCACGATCCTGACTTTGATAACATACTCAAAGCAGACAACTATAGAGAAGCTCACGTTCAATGCGGATGGGTTCGCTCAGTTGGCGCAGATTGTCACGAGGATCTAAACGAAGATGATCTTATTGTATTCGTCGGCTGGAAACAAAAAGGAATCGAACCGCATCAATACGCACAGTGGAAAGACAATCTCTACGTTCTCCATGAGGACGATATAGAACTCATTGTAAAAGAATGGTAAAAGAATGTCCCGTGATCTAACGACGATACGAGTATCTCCAAGCGGCGATCCGAACGCGAGAATAATGCTCGTAGGCGAGGGTCCGGGCCGCTCAGAGGCCGGTGCGGTGCCGCCACGCCCTTTTATCGGCAAGGCGGGGGCGGAGTTGGATCGCAACTTAGCTTCCGAAGGTATACTGCGTGACAAAGTATGGATCACAAACGCGACGAAGTACCTACCAAACACACCTAACAAACAAGACTTCTTTTTCGTCAACAAAGAACCTACGCAAGTTTTACTTGATGGAATCGACGAACTACGAGCAGAGATCAAAGAAGTAAAACCCGATGTAATTATCGCATTCGGTAACGTAGCCTTGTATGCTCTAACCGGCAAGCTGGAATTCAATAATAAAAAACAACTAACAGGGATTACTAAATGGCGCGGATCTCCTTTACCCTGCGTCCTTGCATCAAACACCTGGGTCATTCCAACCTTCCATCCATCGTTTATCATGCGCGGCCAATGGCACTTACGCCCGTTCGTCGCTTGGGATATTCGCAAAGCGAAACGGATTTCCGAAACAAAAGACTTCTCTCTGCCCAAGCGTGAGTATACTATATTTCCAACAGAGGAAAATGTATATGCCGCGATTGAACGACTTACAGCAGGTCAACCATACGCTGCTGATACAGAATGGTACACACCAGAGGATCTGTCTTGTATAGGATTCTCCGATGATCCTCTATGGGCTATTTGTATCGAAGCTGGTCATGCCCTTGCAGATGAAGCATACGAAAAGCTTCTCAACAACAACTCCGTTAAGATTTTCCAAAACGGAATGTTTGACGTAGTAAATCTACGCCGCAAAGGTTGGAATGTCAAGGTTGTAAACGACGATGGTATTCGTATCATCGAGGACACGATGGTTGCTTTCCATTATTCCTGGCAAGATCTACGCAAGAAAGACCTTGGCACTATTGTATCTGTATACTGTGACCATCCGCATTACAAGGAAGATCTAAAGGTATCCCGCGAGACTGGTGATCCTGCACTTGAATACAGATACAACTGCGACGATAACGCATTGACGTTTGAATCGTGGGAAGGAATCAACGACGACATGGACTGGATGGGAACTCGTAAAGCCTACGAGATTTCCATGATGAACTTTGACATAATGGCTGATGCCGCATTGACAGGTATTCGTATCGACATGGAAATCCATGCGAAGATACGCGAGCAGCTAATCAAAGAAGCAGGTATGTTCCAAGAAGTCTTGAACAACGGACTAAGTGGTGAGATTAATGTCCGATCTCATGTGCAAGTAAAACACGTTGTCTACGAACTTCTTGGCTGCAAAGTCCCGCGCGGACGTAAACGCGACAGCAGACAAGAAACATTAATGGACATATGTGCTAGTACCGATGATTCTGTGACAAAGAACCTGCTCATGTTAATCATAGCAGTACGTCACAGGCTTAAATCACTCAGTTCGTATATGAACGAGGATTTCATCGACGACGATGGTTATATGCGATTCAGTTGGAACCTTGCTGGCACTAAGAACGGACGTTACTCCGCAAGTAAAACCTATTGGGGATCTGGCGTACCTATTCAACAGATACCACCTGTCCTGCGTCGAATGTTTATCCCCGACGATGGTTTCGTATTCGCAATCCCTGACGCAGAGCAAGCAGAAGCGCGAGTTGTTGCCTACCTAACCGAAGATAACACAGTTCTCGATTGGATGGAAGAAGGACTAGACATTCATAATATGCTCGCAGTTGAAATGTTCGACTTAGAATACGACGATATTGAAAAAGGCAGCAAGAAACGATTCGTCGCCAAGAAATCACGTCACGCATTCAACTATAAAATGGGCGCGAGTACATACCGATTCAGCTTCAATAAGGAGCTAATGGAAACTGGATTTGGTATTAACCAACGCGAAGCAGAAGAACATCGTAGGCTTTACATGAACGTCTCCCCCAATCTACGCTTCTGGTGGAAGCAGGTTGAAAACGAACTACGCAAGAACAGCGCGATCACCAACGCCTTTGGTCGTCGTCGTCGTTTCTATCAAAGTTGGGGAGATCAACTCATTCGCGATGCAATTGCCTGTGAGCCTCAAGGTACAATTGCGGACCTAATCCACTACGGAGTTCGCGCTGTTGCAGACAACATTCCCAAAGCAAACATACTCGTCAACACACATGACGGTGCTTTAATTCAAATCCCTGAGAAGAATGCGGAGAAAACAGCCGAGCGCATAACCGAACTAATGACTATCCCATTCAATCTCCGTGGAAAGAATGTAATCATCCCAATCTCCACTCCAATTTCAAATTCCTGGAGTGGAGAATGAGTCGAGTTGCAGGAAATTTCCTACAAGCCTACGGCGAATACACATCTGAGCTTGAAGCTCCCGAAACCTATCACCTATGGGTTGGACTAAGCATACTTGCATCTGCCGTGCGCCGCAACGTGTGGATTGACCAAGGGATGTATACTGTCTATCCTAATCTTTACGTCATTCTAACCGCACCACCGGGTAAGCTAGGCAAATCAACCTGTATCCGCGCAGGTCGAAAGATCCTAACGTCCGTTAAAGATGTAATAATGGGACCAGATTCCATATCCGCAGAAGAACTAATGCGCGCTATGGCAAAGGCAGGTAAGGATAAAGTAAACAGCGCCCTGACAATCCACTCATCCGAGGTATCCAGCCTAATCGACACATCTGGCCTCAAGATGATTCAATTCCTAACCGATATATACGATTGCGAGGACTCCCCTTATGGCTGGCGACGACAAACAAAAACTGCTGGTAGTGATACCATTAACAACCCCGTACTCAATATACTTGCAGGAACTACGCCTTCATGGATTGCTGAAAGTATGCCAATCCAAGCGACAGATCACGGATTCACTTCAAGGACTATTTTCATTTATGAGGAGTCTCCAAGATTTGCTAATCCTAGACCTAACGCTCCAGATCCGAAATTAGTTGAAGCACTCAAGCTAGACATTAATCATATCTCACAGATCGAAGGGATCTTTGAATGGACCGAGGAGGCTCAGGATCTGTACGACACTTACTATAAAAAATGGCTCATGTCAACCCCCGACGATCATCGCATCGCTGGTTACTTCAACCGCAAACGTACCCATGCACTAAAGATCGCCCAACTCATACACCTTGCAGAGTCAGACGATCTTATCATCGAAGCTCGTGACATTGAAACAGCCGTACAGATTCTCAACATGATCGAAGCGTCGATGGCTAAAACATTCTCCGGTGTAGGCAAATATGCTCATACAGCCGATACCGAACGAATCTTACTAGATATTACTAAAAGTGGTGGTATGCCTTTTTATGAAGTATTCCGCCGTAACGCTATGGTTGGTAACGCAGACGACGTTTTCAAAATTCTCCAAACTCTTATCAAGATGAAACGCATCAAGGTTGAGCCACGGGACGGCGACCAGTGGGCTGTTCCTATAACTGAATCCCCTCTCAAGGTTGTGAAGTAAGTGGACGTTCACCGATTGACGGATCTAGCGTAGTTTGTGGCGTACCTACTATATTATCCAATGGCACATTTGTTATAGCTCGTCCGGTTGAGAGTTCAAAATGCGCCTTCTTATCTTCTTCATCAAGAAGGTCACTGAAATCAATTTCAATTCCACGGTCTGTCTGCCGTCCAAGTAACAAACCTAAAACCATATCCTGTGGATCACTTGTATCTGAAAGAACACGAGTAATATCCCTTGCAGCTTGCTGACCGGGAAAAGCCATTCTTCCGATCTCCCTCGCCACACGTTGAACAGCACCAACTTTCTGATTAAACGGCTTGTCAACTATATCTCTTATACCTTCCGCAACATCTACAGGAGGTCCACCAGAGTAGTTTATAATCGCAGTTGGCGACACCCAACTCCATAGATTATATCCAAGTGTTGACCCTGTAATTCCAATCGCCGCACTTGTGATAGATGTTCGTGCAATAAACACTCTTTTCTGCGCAGCAGTCATGTTCATAAACCTAAAGGTATAAAACTCCTTCGCCCACAACGGCCAGCTTGAGAACATTCCCGCAAGCTTACCCGCAGTAGTTTGTAAATAAAGCGGCTGTGTAGCCAAGCCATATTGAAATTGATTCTCGTCCGTTACCATCCTACCTGCAAACTGTAACGCACTCTCCTCTGAAACCTTGAACTGCTTGAAAAATGCTTCCTTCAATTGAGGCGTAAATCCAATCATTGCATTATCCATAAACTCTTGTTCAGTAATCTTGCCTGCTTTAAAGGCAGCAATCTCATCTGCTACATTAAGCCTCGTGTTAAAATAATCCCTAACTCTATTTATATCATCCGTCGATGAGAATGGAACAAGCACCTTCCGTGCAAATCCCGCAGATATATGAGCGCCCTTCATCTGCAATCTAACCATCGGAGCTATCAAACGTCCAAAAGCATTAGTTGCCTCAACTGCCTGTTCACCGGGAGTAAAGTACCGCTTAAACAATACATCTCCACCGGCAACTCCACCTTCACGCAAACCTAAAACTCCATCTGCAAATGTTTTATCATACCCTGCGCGTGTACCTGCAATTCTAATCGCCTCACCAAGATGCTTACCACCATAACGCACATAAGTCATGAAGTTAATCTGAGTCGTTGCATTTCTCGCAACTGCCTTACCCGAACCAACCAACGCACCGAAGCTTGAACTAAGCATATCGTTAAACATCTGCTTCAATGCAGGCTCTGTCACATCCACGCCCATCATTCGATACATACCCATAAAGATCTTCGTAAGCGCACTAGCCTGCCGTGCTTGTCCACCTTGAAGATTCATCAGCATTGTATTATAAACATCTGTAATCTGTTGCGGCAATACAGGACCGTTTATATCAAACGGGATTCCTGTCTCCTCAAATAACTTCTTCAACCCTGCTTGTTGACCTTGGGGTAAATCTCCCATCTTCATTGGAGTAATTCTTGTTCGACCAAATCCAGTCAATGTTGCCATTTTATCAAAAGCTTTACTGACAAATTTCTCTTGTGCTTCTGACCTAAACCATGAGAGTTGAACGAGTAATGGATCCATTTCAATCGGGTCCATGTTCCCTCTACGAATATGCCTAAAGAATGCTTCCGCAGCAGGTGGAACAGGCTCATTTCCATAAAGCGCAACCCTCGTTGCATCCGAACCCGCTTGAACCTTTGGCTGAATTCTACCGAAATATTGCAAAACAAACTGATCTGGTGGTATTCCTGCTCTGATCCCACCTACATTGAAAATATCCATAGCGCGATTCATTACAGCAATTTCTTTGGCATCCAAACCAGCACGACTTGCTCTTATGTTAAGTGTTTTTCTCGTAATATCCTTTCCTTCAATAGACCTCCAGAACATTGCAACTTTAAGCCTTCGCATCTGTCCAGTCTTACCTCTACCTAACTGCATCAAATTTTTCTCAATATTTGGAAAGTCAAGCGAGGTTGAGTTACGCATTTCTCTAGTACCCTTCAATACATCATCAACGTAACCTGTAAATAATGGAAAACCTGAGTCGCGCTCAAATTTCTTCGCTAAATCAGCAAGGTTGTTAGTTAACTTTGCATCACCAAGTTCAGCAAGTTGAGCTTGCGCCACAGATTCATTACTTATCGCAACCGTACTTGGTACTTCTCCTGTAGGCATCAAATTAGGCGAATGTGGTGGTGCAATAACAGCAAAATCAGCCGGTAACATAGTAGACTCAACTAAGTCTCTCCGTGTTCTTGCAACTCTCAACGCATTCCTAACACCCTTCTCGTTTGTAAAGAAAAACTCCGCGCCTGTGGTTGCATCAGTCAACGTAGCCGTACCACCTACACCACGTTGAAACTTAAACCCTTGTGACGTAGCCATAAATTCCAAATCAGTCCTACCTTGATTCAGAATATCAGCATACTGTTTGCGAAGATTTGTAATCAACGTCTTTTCTGTCTCAGGTAGAGATTCAAAAAGCTCCCTACGCATACGCTGTGCAGCAAATTCCTTAAATATCTGTGCATCCGCACCAGCGATACCTTGCTCACGCATCCACACAGCAACCATTTCATCGAAACCACCTAACGTCTGAGGTGGAACAACAAAGAAATCATTCGCACCCCTAGCTACGTTAGATTGAATAGTTTCAAACACCGGGTTACGAATACCTAACATTTCAATATGTTGAACATCAGGTATAATCTCTGCAATTCTTTCTGCCAACACCTTTGCAGTTCTACGCGGTACACCCTCCAAACTAGCTCCATCCAAACCTGTAACCAACAACCCGCGTTCCGTCTGTCTAATCTCAAGCATAGCATTAACAGGCTGATCTCCACGCAAGATCTGCAAGAAAGCCTTACCTTCTGCTTGTTGTGGGGACAACTGCAATTCCGCAGGTGACACAGGTTTAACATTCAACCTAACACCTGGTTGTTTACCTACATCAAACACAATTTTCTGTGACGCATCCATCCCGGCTTCAAATGGGGAGATAATCACATCCCCAACAGTCTCGCGAAGTCTTACTTCATCCAACGTAAACTTACCTTTTAACACATCATCAATAAGTTGGTCTTTTGAAACTCCATGAGCAGCATTTCTAGCTACATTATCCAAACGTGAATTAAACCATTCACTAAATTCTTTATACAATCCATCATTTCCAGGAACAATTTCCAAGCTTCTTCCCGAACCATGTATCGACAAGTTTTCAATCATAACATCTCTCGGCTTACCACCATCGAGAGGTCTTACTTTAATAAATCCCGGTCTTGTACTCAAACCAGCAACTTCCCTCTCAACTCCACCATGCGAAACACGCATACCTTCAAACATTCCAGTCTTTTTGAGCATAGCTCTTTGTGGATTATTCAATCCTCGTTTACCAAAGCTTATAACTGCATTAAACCCTTCCGCACCTTTCACTATATCCACACCCATACCAGGAAATAACTCAGCCATTCTAGTCTTAAACGCAAACTGATCTCCGATACGTTGAATAAGAACATGACCTGTACGATCACTAGCTACATCCCGCAAGCCTGCTACAACCGCATCTATATCCGCATTCTTAACAAGAATCTCTCGTGCGGCTACAGACTGTGCAATTATCTCCTCATCCTTCATTACATCAAACACAATAGCTTCTTGACCATCTTTAATTGCAGCCTTCCCCGCAGCAATTTCCACATTCGCTTCGGCTACTTTTTCTGGACTAAATCTTTCCCGTGTCAACCCTCTCTTACTTCTAAATCCAGCTACCCAAGGAAATGCAGCACCAAGCAAAGCAAAGCCACCAAACAAACTACCCTCAACAATTGCGTGCTTACCTCGTTCCTCAAGATCTCCTTGGGTATTAAACAACCCAAGTACATTACCAGCGACAAAATCTCTTGTAATATTTGAACCAAGCCGTGTATGCAACCCTGTCAAACCTGTAGCAACTTTCAAACTTGCGGAAAGTGGAGCTAAAAATCCAACTAAACCACCACCAACTCTAATCTTTGCGACAGTTCTTTCATCAAAGCCCACACGAAGTGCAATATCTTCTGCTTGCGTAATCAATCCACCTAACGTACTACGGAGTTCATCAGTTTGCTGACGAATATCAGCTTCAATTTCATCCAAGCCTACAACATCTGCAATCTCTGCAAGAAATTCAATCAAATTAGCCGTCGGCTGTACGAAACCTTGATTTATTCCTTCAAGCAAAAACAATCCTTCTTGTGATACAAGCCTAGCTTGTGATCTTACATCCCCACGAAAGGCACCTTTAACATCACGACTGAAACCACCGCCAGCAAAGCGATCAATACCCGAAGCTATGGCACTACCTACTTCACCGGCAATTCTACCAACAGATTCAAAAACTCCCGGTCCTCTATCGTCTGGAATCACACCCGCAATTCCCGGTACGAAATCATCAGACGCTAGGGTTTCGTTAATAATACGCCTAATACGTTCTTGTCTTTCTAGTGGATCTTCTTGTGGAATTTTATCTTCCGGTGTGCTCATTATCTACTCATTCGTTGGTTGTACCAAATAAAGTAAGCTCAGTTGTATCTTTTGCAGCTTTTGCTGCCCTTGCAGTATTCACAATTGATTCATCAAGCTCAAAGGAAAGGAAATCTTCCTCAGTTAATCTGCCAGATACAAATGCACTCACCACAGCATCAATCTGATTTGGCTGCAATTCTGCGGGGTTAAACGAGCTAAATTGTGGATCGCCAAGTGATATAAAACCAAGTATTCTTTCAGTCTCAACTGTAGGCATGATACGACCAAAACCATTTGCTCTTGAAAGATTATCAGCTTGACGATAAAGAACTTCTAACTGCTCTTCAAATTCTTGACTGTCAATAATCTGTTTGTCGAACAAATCTCGTAGTTGATCCAGTTGTAAATTCGTTGCAGCTCCACGTGGACCCATTTGATTAAGCAATAACCTAGCATTTCCTAACTGTCCAACAGATGCTTCTGCTGCAATTCTAATTGCTGGAAGTAGTTGTGGACTACTTGCCGCTAACTCACCTAACGTACCGTTTAACTTTGCCTGTGCAATACGTCTTGCGTCAATAGGATCAATCGCCAAGCCACCTTCGGCAAGTGTTAACGCAACACCAGAAGCCACAGCACGAAAATCAGTTTGATCGAATATATCTTTAGTTTGACGAATTTGCATAAACCGCGCGTTCATATTCCCCGCAGATTCGGTTATGTCAACAACCGATCCATCAGGAAGCTGAACAGTTAAAAGCTCATCAAAACCAAATGCTCTCCTACCTGTATTCTCACGTATTAATGCAGACTGAGTAGACAAATCTGGATTATTCAACGCCGCAGCATATGCCTGAGTAAAGACTGCCGATGTTCTGTCAACTTCTTGACCAGCTACAACACCTTCTAACGTAGTAGTGCCTTCACCTACTTTCTTGGCAACTGATGCTTCTCCAAATGCAAGTTGAGCTTCTGGACTAAGTGTTCCTATAAATGCAGCTTCCAACGCTTTTACAGGATCTAGCTGTCCAGAACTCCTAGTAGGAATTGTTGCATCTTTAAAAGACTCTAAACCTTCATCACTAAGCAAAAAGCTTACAGGTTCAAATAAAAATGCGTGATCCCCTACCTTCGTGCCCGGCTCAGGAAATTGACTCAACAAACGTAACGCACCTAATGCAATTTGCTGTTCGTCATTTATCCTTCTCTGATCCAAACCTTGTTCTTGCAAATCCAACTGACGTTTGCGTAGGAAGAAAGACATTATTGTATTCGTAGAAGCAGCTAACGCATCTCCCAAAGCCGCACCTGTCGTCTGTCCATTAGCCATCGTAACACCTTTTATTTAAGAATTGCAGCTCCACCTAAAGTAGCACCTGCCTGTAACAATCCCGGCAAGAACCCTGGATCTTCTTGACTAGCACCCGGCTGTAAGAAAGCAAGAATAGTCCTTAACAACTCCTGCTGACTACCCGCACCAATCTGTGCCGACTGATTGATCCCCGGAATAATCTCACCTAAAGCTGCAATTCTACGTTCTTCCGCACTCTCAAAACTGGTGCGAGCAATCTCCTGCCTACGTCTTGCAAATTGATCTGCAAGCGCACCGCGAGTAAAGCCCTCAGCATTACTTAACTCTCGTGAGAACCTACCACCCGCAGAGCCGAATTGATTCCGAACGCCGCTAATTGTCAGATCTCTCTCACGATCTTCAAACGGTTGCAACGCTGCAAACCCTGCACTTAAATCAAACCTTGGTGCATTCAACGCAGTCTGTGCAGCCGACCCAATACCTAACGAACTTGGATCGAAACCTAAAATTCCCTCCGTTGCACCTTGTTGTAGTCGCCCTGTCGCTTCGGCAATACGTCCAATTAGATCTTCAAACGAAATTGGCGTAGATACAGTCCGATTAAGCCCAAACGATCCACGCTCCGTAGTTGTGTCTGCAAACAAATCCTTAAACGTATCACCCGCCGCTGCTGTTGCTCCACGGGTTTCCAGCGGGGTTCCACTCTTTGTTCCACCGGCCATCATTGACCTCCTCGTATAAGATGCCGAACATTATAGCATCCAGCCAATCGTTATTGGTATGTAAAACCGCATCTCTCCTAACACCTTCTTCAGAGAAACCGAGTCTCCTAACCATTCGTATCGTACCACTGTGTGACGCAGGTATCTCACAACTCATTCGTTTCAAATGATACCGATTCATAGCCCATTTGATAAGCTCTACAAACACAGGCTCTCTACCCGAACCAACTCCATCCCATACAGCAAAGTGTGCATCTGCGTCAAAGTGAAGAAGAACATCTGTCATATACGCACATCCAACAGTCTTACCGTCAGTCTTGCGTACAATCTCCAACCAAACACTTCGAGGGTTCATAAACATATCCAGAAACGCCTCTGGATCGCCGCGTGTATAATCCGAAAACAACACATCATGCTCTGCTGATTCAACATACAACGCCGCAATCTTACGCTTCAATGCATTAGGATCGGCTCTAAATTCTTCCGATACAAGTCCAAACTCGTGAAGCATATTAACCTCATACTCATGCGTTCCTGTCTTTCGATCCGTCGCCTCGACATTGGCGATAATCATGTTATCCTCTTTTCTCCTCCTGAGTGAGTAATTACCAGTTCACTTGTGGTAGCGTCTACATAAATATCTGAGATCTGGTTACGATTCGTCCCCGCAACCGATCCAACCATCGAATTCAACTCTGTATATATCCGCTGAAACTCAGCACGAATGTCTCTAAGAGAAACTTTTCTAACTCTCGAAGCTTTTGGTACAAGAAACGTCATTGCCCTATTGTCCCTAGCTCATTCGACGGAGCTTGTTCAGTGATATAGCCAAAGATTGAAACCGCATTACGCTTCGGCAAACTAAGACGAAAGCGAACATCATACCCTGTCAGGTTGACGTGAATCAACTTCTGTCTCGTCCCACCGGCTGTTCTAGGCATCCGTGCTTGTAACGCAGACGACCACTTACGTCCACCATCACGAGTGAATTCTATATTAACAATCGAATCCGCATCTGCTTGATATAGTAAAATCAACTTAACAAACCGATGCACTGTCGGACCACCACGATTTAACGTGGGCGATTCCCAAACTCCAGCTACGAGAAGGGTTTCATCCAAACGTTTAACATTCGTTCCATTACTTGTTATCAACGTCCTAACTGCTGATGGCGTTGTCGGTAGAATAGTCATTAAAACTTACTCACAACTGAGGCAACTTTGAAAATCTCCGAACGAGTATGCCATTCCAACCTCTGCTCGTCGATAAACTTTCCAAGAGCTAACACCCACGTTCCAACAGGTGTGACTAACCAGTAATCCTCGTGAATTGGATCAAACGTTGAAGTAACTTGATCCAACTTTGATGTTAGTCTCTCAACCAACTCTTGATGAATTGGCACACCCACTGGAATAGGTATAGAACCACCATCCCAATAGTAAACCATCAGATTATGAGCCAGCCACATGATTCCATCTCGCGTTTGAGATATAGACTGTGGTGACTCTGTGCCAATTCCTTCAATCCACGGTTGTACCGCAAGAGGTAAAAGTGGATCACCTGTTTCACTAACCCGCATGATATTCCGCGAGCGAATCAAACCTGCTTGGTTATCCGACAGCATTCCAAGTGACATAACCGGGTCAAGTGGATCGTGAACAGTGTCTAACAAACTCACAGACTGTGTATCTATACCTGTCCACAAGGTTATATCTCCATCCGCACTTGCGGACAATCTCTGTGGATCACCCACAGCACCCAAAGCAAGCAACCTATCTTCAAACGGGAAGATAAAATGTGCTTTAGGAGCGTTACCACTAAGTTGCGAGATCGTTCCACCGGGATCATCGAATGCGTTATACTCCACAGACTGTCCTTGAAAAGCTGTCCTCCAACCAAAGACGTATAAATTTACAGGAAACAACGGATCATTTGCAACAACTTGTAAGTTCTCCATCCGCGCTCTGACAAACGTAGTACCAATTCTAGTAAATGACTTAACAATAGCACCTAGATCAATTTCTTTTTCAACATCAACAACACCATCCCAAACAAAATTACCTTGATAAGCTGTATCATCCAACAGATCCCATATTTGTCCATCATCTGAACCTTCGAGGATTATACGCCCGGATACAGTCCAAGATGTATCAATATTTGGTTCGGGATCTTTAACACTATTCCACTTATTTGTAAGGAAAAACTTGCCGCTATATTTAATATCAAACTCACCATCAATCGGCTCTTTGCTTAACTGTCTTGAAAATCTATGCGGATCTGGCGAGTCAACAGTGTTTTGTGTAATCACCCAAATCCACGTATCTACAACTTGGATAGTACCCGGCAATGCAACAGGCTCATTCCAGATATAAATAGGATTTAAACCATCAGCAATTACAAATTTATTCTGTGTCGAAACCATACTGACAAGTGTATCTGCAATTGGAAGGAGACTTGTTGCCGCAGTTACCCAATCAGTACCGTCCCACGATTCAAGTTCAAGAAATCCTGCACTCGTCCGCGTGACACGAAAAATCCGTTGAAATTCAATGTTATCAATTATATACCTATGCTCCGCAAGACCGAGGATTGTATTCGCACTATCCGCGCCGATCTTCGTCAAACCAAAGTCCTGTCTAAGCGACTCTCTTTCAATCCGTACATCCTCAATTCGTGGTGAAGCGTCAAGTGGCATAGATCGAGTGTTTAAATCTCCACGAAACCCCTGACGAAAGCCCATTTGTTCTTGACGTACAGGTTGTATTGGTTGCTGTGGTCTGAATAATCCACGCTGGTCATAACCATGACGCGGCATTAGAAAAGCTCCTCTGCGAGTTTAATAACTCCGTATCCGCCTAATAGTTTAATAGGTATGTTAAATAGACTACTCGGCTCTTTGCGATTTTGCCAGAATTCTAGTTCCGTTCTAAGCAATGATCGTTCGGTACGCATGGCATTTATCACTATCGTCTGTGTGTCAATCTTGCGGTATAAAAGTGCAATCATATCGTCTTTCGCTTGACTCACCGCCGTGAGGTCTAGCACCACCGCGAAAGCCATTTCGTTCATCGAGTCCAGTACGACCTTCGCAGAGTCGCTTATCATAGCCTCAAGGCGCACGGACAGCGCAGACTGCAACGCAAGCTCTCTATCAGCCTCTTGCTCTGCTTCGTCCGCAACTACCTCAAGAAACTGAATGGCTACTAGGTGTTCCGCTTCGCTCCGCTCATCTTCTAACAGTAACGAATCAACCAGAACAGACACGCTATCTAGTTGAACCTGCCGGACAGCTTGGATTGCCTCTGCCGCAACCCTTGCGTCTCGTGCATTTACAGCGTTGACCGCGAATGCAGCGAGCAACACGCCAGCCCCACCTAGTAGCCAATTCTTCAATCCAAAACTACCTAACAACCTAATGATCGACGTTCCCATTCTTCACCGATCCAATCGCTTTACTGGCTACGTTACCAATATACGGTAACGTGGTTACAAACACGAAATCTCTACCCCATGTCAATGCACCATCGAATCGTGTCCACGGCCACTTATCCCAAAACAATCCCATCACCACAATTACAAATACAGATCCAATCAATGACACTCCCGCGAGTAAAATCATCCGACTCATGCTTTTCTGTCCATCTGCTTCACTCAACGCTTCGTTAATCATTTTGGATCCCATTCGATGTGGTAGTGGATGTTTGATCCTTTACCGTGTAATACAACATCATATCCTGGTAGTGCTTCTTTCAACCTGCGAAGTATCCTCTGCTGTTGTGCTTTAGTAAGATCATTTGCACGACAGTCAAGAGCTTTTCCTTTATAATGAAAGCTCCAAGTAGCGTGTGTACCATTCCGAACAGTTGTAACTATACAATCTCGTCCAGCTTCCTCGCGAAAAATCTGATCAAGAATCGAATCATCCATCAACAACGTAAAGATTTGATCGACGAGATTAAAAGTCACACAACCAGTCTTGAAAATCATGACCGTCTCTCTTTTCCATTCCAAAGACCGGGAACATTGCCTAGTTTAGTCTCGATAACTGCGAGTCTTTCAGACATTTTTCCGCGTTGACTAGAGCCTGTCTTATTGTCTGCTTTCAACTCTTGTATATCTTGCTTCATACCATTCATACCAATACGAACTCCAATCCACGCCGCACTTGTCGGCCCTCCAACTATTGCAAGTAATGCAGCTATTACAAGCCAAGCTGGAAAATCACCCATCACACACCACGCCGTTTCCAAAGATTTGATTTAACCATTCGTGTAAATCCTTTCTCGACAAAGTTATAACTCTCTTGAACTATCAAAACTAAATTCTCTCCGAAAGCATGAAGATTAGTTTCAGTTATGTTCAAAGCTTCGCTAACAAGTTCTACAAGAGCAGCACCCTCACCGACTACAAGCTTGACAATTCCTTCAACAACATTCACAACCTCTGAAACCAAGCGAACTAACACCTGTGTTGGTAAGGTAGCTTCCACGAAATTAAGCGTATTGGCCTTAAATCTAACCATCACTCGTACAGGTAGTGACACTTCGACAAAATTTACAGCCTCATCTAAAATACGTAACAACACTAAAACTGGTAATTTATCCTCAACAAAATTAACAATCTCCGCGATGTTCTTAGCAAGTAACTCTGTTTTATTCTTATCCTCTACGAAGTTAACAATCTCGTCAACAGCCTTCGCTATACCGAGAACATTTATTGCACCCTCAACGAGATTTAAAACCTCATCAATAATCTGAGCTATTAAATTCGTATGGTTTATATCCTCAACAAGGTTAAGTATCTCCGCTGGTAGACGGAACAATGCTAATGGTCTAAGCGGTGCTGGTTCGTTAAAGTTTACAACCTCCGCAGGTAAGCGGAATAAAGCTAACGGACGTACCTTGTCCTCGACAAAATTTAATACATTGTCGATAATCTGCTTAATCCCGATTGTATGAATCTCGTCCGCAACGAAGTTTACTACATTTGAAATATCTTTCGCAATCAACTTTGTTTTAAGCGTATCCTCGACAAGATTTTCAACCTCATCTATGATTCTAAGTAGAATTGCTGATTCAAACGCTCCTTCGTTGAAATTCGTAATCTCACCAAAAATTTTAACAAGTGCTTCACCGGCTGCAAATGAATATACATCCCCGCCAACGATTCTCTTTCCACCCGTAACAGGTTGGAAAACTTGGACGATATTATCAGAGGCATCGGTGACTACGATTCGTACTATAGCGGACAAATTCACATCAAGTACATCAAGTGTTGCTGTTCCGCTTACTTCTGTTGCCGACTTTATAATTGCGCTGGTAATATCTAAGATTTTTAGTTTGAATCCAGTCGTTAATCCCGAACAGAGTATGTTTCGATCTGCTGTATCCCACCATTCTTTCCAGTTCGCCCAATCGGTTCCGCAACAACCACCGATCCCCGCATGACCAGCAGTAAGAGTTGATGGTGTAGCGTTTAAAGTTTCTGCTTCAGCAAAATCATAACCTGTCGCTTGACCAGCCCCGTCTACGAAAGTAGACAACCTATAGTCAGTATCAACAGCTTTATACGGGAGACTTCCGGTTGTTTGCGCTCCAACAGTATTATCATCACGCTCAGTAAAGGCAAAACCATAACCCGAACCATCGTCCGTGACTACAACATTAGCACCAAGAGAATCGTCACCGCCAACCCCCGTTTCCATATGAGCAATCAAAGATGGATAGTCCATCGGAAAGCCAGCGGGCGGCGAACTCGGTGAGTAAAATACTCCTTGCAACATTCGTTTAGCACGGCTAGTCGCACCTGTACCACTGTGCCGCATATAACCGATACCACCAGTTTCGACTTCTAACTCTCCTGTCGTTCCGTCTACTTGAACCGTAGTTAGGTTAAACTGCTTCTCCCAATCACCGGCATTGAACGGGACGGTAAGATGATTAGCGATATAATAAGCAAGTAACCCCTCGCTAGTTCTTTCAAGAACAGCCCCAATTCCTGCACGCGGAACAATGGGCCGATATTGAAAACTACGCCCATGTCGGGGCATTAGCCTTCCTCAACCTCCAAATAAGCCTGACAATTAACAGCGGCGGGAGCAGTACATCTAATACAAAGCCCATCGGCTGTAACTACCTGTTCTGGCTCTCGTCCAAGCGGGAAAGGTAAGACAAGCAATCCACCATCAGCCCGAACAAGCCAACGTTTCAAGACAGTTAAAACCGTAGGTTCAATCGAGTAAGCTCTTTCCGCAGATCCTTCCGGTGTTCGAGTTGGGCCACCTGTTTGAACAATCGTATGCGTAGTTGACGTTCCCCCTGTTGCCTGTGTCGAGGAACATAACTCAACTGTAACTGGCTCTGCTGTCGAGCTTGTTCCGTCAAAGCTGACAGCAAGTTCAATTGCCCTAACTAACGCATTTGCTCCATTGATCCAATTAACGATTGTCTTTGCAGTAGCGGCAACAAGTGCAACATCGCCATTCGACTCTACCGTATACCTAGCTGGCATTTTTCCTTCTCCTTAATAGTAACTTGCTCTTATTGGAGCGTGATTCACAACTACGGGTGTTGGACCTCGACCTAGAACGGTTGATACGAAGCCAATCTTAATCGGGTTAGTATCGCCTGTGTCACCGAATGTATATGTATCCAGATTCGCACCTGCATTTGTAACACGAAAGAAAAGTTCGTCAAGATTTGCAAGCCCCGCTGCTAGGCTTTTAAACGACCACTCTACAATTACTGAGTCTTGTTCCGTAGCGGGCCAATTTATAACTGCCGCCGATGCGGACGTTTCTTCCTGCGTACCCGCGACGAATGTATATCCACCTGTTTTTGTAACTCCATGATCTGTGGTCGCCGCTTCATCAACTAATTGAGAAGCAACTATTTCAACTTCCGTACCAGATCCCGAGTCAGGAACAGCCGCATATGTCCCACCAGTGTTAAGCTTAAAATCTAGCCTTGGTGTTGTTGTTTCACTTTGGTCATGTAAAACATTATTCTGTTCAAGCAAAATTCTCAATCGAAAGATTACATCACTATCTGCATCTTGGTCTGTTAGGTTTATATTCTCAGCTGCAAGAAAACTTGCCCCTCCAGAACTTTCATTTCCATCATCATCCCGCCAACGAAATCCATCAAGATCAACGTCGGCGAACTCAGGCATTCCACCACGTTCATCAACCCAAATCCGACTAGCACGTTGACGCCAACGAGGCGAAAGAGGTTTAAGGTATCTCATTCAAAGTCCATGTGTGTTTCTGACCAAACTCCTGAGCGGAAATCACAACTTTGTTATATACATCATTTGAAACATATCGACCAAATAGAACACATTTAAAACCCGGTTGAAACATATGATCCCAAAAGCCTGCCATGTCCATCATACGCCAACGTGGTTCATCCCAATCACGACGATAGATGTAAAGATCTCCACGCTTATGAACAACGTAACCGATACTATGTGCTCGTTCTACAACTGCAATAACGCCGCGCTTAGGTGCATTTTCAACATCACCATCGAGATTGTCAAAGGTACTTTCATCGTCGTAGAAAATCTTCCAATCTAACATTAGAATTTGTTAAAAATAGAAGAGAAAAACTTTGCGGCTATGTCAGCAAGTCTTTCCAGTTCATCCATATTAATCCAACCAAGACCGAGAGCAACTAATATAAGTATCGGACCCCATACCCACGGAGTTCGGATAAAATCTAACGTGATCTCATACTTAGATTTAGCCATTAGATCCTACAATTGGAATGATTATAACAGACTCATCCGCAACTTGTTCGTCTTTGGTATCTTTCCAATCACCCTGTTGAGGAGTCCGTTTTGTATACGTCCCCGTGCTTGGTACTTTCTTATCCCACGTTGGGTTCGCCATACAACCTCTTTAGATCTTTTGTGTTACGGATGAATCGAACGCCCGCTTGCATTGCCGGGGTGGATTCTTTATCCTCAAGATCCAATCTTGTACGAAGGTATACAATTGCTTTGTTAAGCCATTCAACTGCGCGAATCTCCTCACCTAGATCGGACAAGGCCGCATTCATTGCAAACATATGAATAGCTCTGTCATAGGTCGAAGGTAGCACAGTTGTATCTGAATCAGAGCTAAGTATCAAAGGCTCTGCGTTGTAATGAATTGCGATAACTTTATCGGTTACGAACGGTGGTTGAATGTAAAGCGCATCACCATCGCGGGTGTAATATCGATCATCTCTATCATCATCCGCAACATCTTCCATAGCGTGCAAATGCTCAGAGGCCATTTTCAAAATCTGCCACTTATCCGTCACGTTCCAAACAGCTCTAACCCACTGGAGATCATCTGGTAGTGTTATTCCAATACTCGTACCTACAAGCGTGACGGTAGAAACCGCGCGCAGTTGTACCAAATCATGCGATCCAGTTAGATCTAAATACCCGTCATTAATAGCAGCATCAAGGAATCCTTTACCTAAATCCCTATCACCTAGAGCAAAATTCAAATTCGACCGAAACATCGCCAGCGTTCTTTGTCCCACTAGATTAACTCCACGTTAGCAAATTCATCACCTTCAAGATACTCAACCTTAATCCACTGTGTATCTCCAGCAAGTGTTATAACCGGAAGATGTTCAATTTCACTGTCAAACATAGATCCATCTACTCGTCGTTCAGTTACTTTAAATCTCCCCGAATTAGGGAGCCGAATCTGGTCAAAACCGTTCCGACCGATCCAACCAGAAACAGCCCCCGCTTTCGAGTGAATTAGAACAGGAATCATCATCTTCCCTTTCTAAGTTTACGCGCCTGGAGATGCGTACAAAGAACGCCAATCGGCACAAGTTGCGCTGAAACGAGACTTGATTAGATAGATAACAGAACTATCAATCTCGTCAACAACAGTTGCATCCGTAGGGGTCTTACGCCAGAAGAACGTAGGACCAAGATCGTTCGACGAATCTCTACCGAACCAAGCATCTACATCAGTGAGATACTTGTAAGAGAACGGTGCGATGTTGAAATCCTGCTTGAGTATGTTGACGTCATTTGTGTCAACACCTGGCTTCATATCTGCACGGAGAGTTTCACGCACAAGCCAGTAATTCGATGGATGGTGGATTAACATATCTGCCATCGCATCAATCTTCAAACCACGATCATCCTCAAGAAGCATGAAATGCTCAATCATTGCTTGGATAGCTGTGAGAGTGAAGTCCGTAGCTCCTGCATTACTTACATCTGCAACACCTACACGAACATGAGCAGCATTGATTAGCGACACGCCATCATAGCCAAGTTGTGTAGAAAAAGCGTTGTTGTAAATACCTGCGGCCAAGCGTTCCTCTGCGTCACGATGCGAGCGAGCGAGATTAGATCCCGCCTTTGGTGCAAGCACAGCATACAGTTCATCGTCGATTACTTCTTCGGAGAACTCAACTCCGAGTCCGTAACTACGATGTGAAACGCGGATTGAACCACGAGCATACGGTTTGTCCATCGCAATTCTTTCCAGTTCCGGCTTCTCAGGCACTGTGCCTAGTCCAGCAGCGATCAAGATATCCTCAAAAGCTCTTTGACTAGATTCAACACCCATTACGGTTGGAAATTGCGATGCTAATTCTTTGTAATCACCTGCGAATGCTTTCCTAGCACCGGGAGTGATGTATTGATCCCATGATTGTCTTGCAACAGCCATTGTTATACTCCTTCCCGGTTAGGCTTGAATGTTCGCTGCAACAACGTCACACTCGAACAAACCGCGTTCAATGTCTACGTCTACAACGTGCATTGGTTTAGTGGTAGCTTCGGTTGTATCCAAACCCCAAACACCACCGACAGCAGCCGTTCCAAAGACTTTACCAATATCATCTTTGGTAGGAACCCGTTCCGCTTCAACCCAAAACGTCCTATTTGCTCCTGCTAGATGAACAAGCGTTTTGCCGGCGTCAACGGTACGACCTGCGGCTGGCCCTGCGGCAAATCCAAGAATAGCAGCCGGATCTGCCGAGGCTTCGATAATATCCTCACTCGCGTCTTTCAACACGATTGCTCCATCCAGAAAAGTAGCCGCACCTTCTACGTCAAATTCCTGCGTTCTACGATTCTGGGCTGGAATAATGCTCCTTCGCAAAGCCATTATTCCTCATCCTTTTTCAAAGTAATCTCCTCACTGTGATCTGTTATACTACCCACTGGACGAGCAACATTCCCATCCATATCACGTCGAGTGTCACTTTCGTAAGCTTCACGCGACCGACGTGATTCTGCTAGTGCGAGTTCATTTTTCTCCTCAATGATTTCGTCTCGCCATTCGGTCGGAATTGACATCAAAACAGCGTCACCAATCCGAACCACTGAACCAATCTCACCCATTACGCGCTTAATGCCCTCGCTTTGAGCATCAACAAGTTCATATCCCATCATCTGACGTTTAGGTACGTTGGAGAACTTTTTATCATGTTCTGGATCTGCAACCCAGTAAGTTGAACGATCTGGATTCTCTGCTTTATATGCTGCTTCGCATTCAGCCATCATTGTTGTATACATTCCACGACCACGAGCGCGGATGTATGGTGGACGTTTACGCGCCTTTGCCTTAGTAGGCTTAGTTTCTTTAGCTGCTGCTTCTTTTTGAGTAGCCATTATAATCCTGGAACCTCCACAACGAGTTCACCTGTGCTGAATTCTAAGAATTCTTCTTCTGTCATACGAGTTCCTAGCTGAATTTCCTTAGCCAAGCCGGTTAGTTTACCCGGTAAATCTGACTCATTTACTTCCGGTGTAGGCTCAGGAGTTTCTATAGAAAGCTTCGCTGCTGCTTTATCCTTTTGAACAGAAGCAGCTCCTCGGGCCATTAGATAAGCACCATGAACTGCTCCTTCTGTAACTGGTCCTGATTGTTGAGATAAGATTAACCTAACTGCATCTTCATGCTCATCGAAATCAGCACCAATTGAACGAGATGCTTTAATCAACTCCGTCTCACCAATTCCCTTTTCTAACCTATTAACCGTAGTGCTATAACGCCGATTAAGCATTATATCCATAGCTCGCTCAGGATCGTCGAGCATTAGTTCTTTCAAATCCACATCTGCATCTGGATCTGGTTCATCTGGTGGAACGGGTCGTTCAAACGCCTGTGACTCAAGCTGTGCAATTCGATTGTTCAGAGAGTCCGTCTCAACATTCTTCGATTGCAATACTCTCGTAGCTGCTCCCCACATTGAAGAAATCTCAGCAGAAGTTTTTCCACGCATTTCCTCGGGCAATTCGGAACGTTTTATCGAGTCAGTGTCCTGCGTTCCCGCTGAATCGCCGCCCTTCTGTCCACCACTCTCTGCTGTCCCTTCGTCTGCACTTTCTCCAACTGTTCCTTCGCTTCCAATTCCCTTAACTCCGCTCTCCTCAACCATTCTTTTTCTCCATTCTCAGCAGCGAATACTAAATCCTCCACGAGTAATTCTACCTTCTCTACAGCCTCAAAATACCCTTGACGTTTCCAAAACTCACGGGTTGATTGAGTCCTCACCACCCACATTAACGAGTCCTGTTTCATCTGTTCCAGGTGGGCTAAGTAAAGCTTCCAACCGGGCGAGGTTATCAGCTTCTTTAGCTCTGTCAGCTGCTTTCTCGAAATCTTGAGATCCACCGAGATCCTCCGATGCAGGTAGTATTCGTTCAAGAACCCGTAGACCCGCAACAATGTCGTCCGGGTTTGTAACATCAAACCGATCCAAAATTTGCTGCATGAACTTCTCAGACGATTTAACAAACTCAACCGCCACAGGCGCAAGAGCTTCCGGCGGAACACCAACTCGTTCGATAAAGTCGATAATCTGCGTGTACATCGTGAGAGATAGGTTGAATATCTGAATAGCATTTTGTCTCTGCAATTCTTTGTTTTGCTGACTTGTAGGACTCGCAGCACGGAATCCTAGGCCATTCTCTATTGCGGAAAGTGGAAGGTTAAAGATTCCAACCATTATCCTTCCGCGATCTCCTAGCCATTGAACAACTGTACTTTCCTCTACACCGAATTGGAAATAGAGAGAGAAAACCATGTCACCTACTTCTGACAGGCCATTGCGGATTGATCTAACTGTTTGATCGAAACGCTTGGCTTGTTCTTGGAGTAAGGCTATTTGTGCTGTCGCGGTTGTTCGTGATACTGGTTGACCTCCACGAGAGTTTGCATCATTCACACCGCTTAGACGTTCAATAACATCGCGAGTAAGATTTTCGTTGACTATTGTTGAAGGTGAAACTGTACCGAGTTGAAGCGGGGTTACGTCTTGAAAATGATCTACAGGGATTATTTGCCCTGAGAATAACGGATCGCCGGGCTTCAAGCTTTTTGATGTTCGCGTTACAAGCAACGGGCGTGTGTTGATTATCGTTGTATTGTCAATACGTTGGTTATGCATTTCGGAAATTTCATCCTGTAATGCTTCCAACATTTCACACAAGCCGTGGTCGTAAAATCTATGTTCTACCGGGAAGAAGGAGAACTTAACAAAAGGACGCTTCATATGCCAGAATTGATTGTAATTAATCCTAAGCATAGTCCCGGTGCGTAGATGGTAATGAACGATAAGTTCTTCCATTTCCCCATCACCATCTGCATCGAACGCAAGATAGATTTCGTAAATTTCAAAGGTATCTCTTTCACGAGGTTCCGCACTTTGCAGTTCTTCATGAAGTTCTTGAACTTCGTTATTCTGGTCATTGTCCGTTTCGTTAAGCGGAGAGTCTATGTCGATCAACTTCTCCACATCGGATTTTTTGTAATACCCTCGTTTTACATCGTGCATTAACTGGCGTTTGTTGCGTCGAAAACGCTTTCCACACCAACGAGCATCTTGAATATTAGTGGATGTAAAGGGGATTATGAAATCCTCAAGTGGGATATGAAAGACAACAGGGCCAGTGTTTTTGATGTTCTTGACCTTAGTTGGCTTTATACCATCGCGGTTGTAGAGGTAATGTGTTCGTATATCTTCTCTATAACCAACCTGTAAGATGGATGTACCATACTTGGTTCCTTCAAGAATCCAACCCTCTGCAAGTGGGCCTATTTTGATCTCACGTTTCGCGGCTATGTCCATAAACCGTTCAATCGTAGGAACGAAAGGTGCCCATTCGTCCGCGATAGCTTCCATGTTCCATTGCGGAGTAGGAGTTAAGGTAGTTTGAGTTAGCTGTGCAACCATTGTATTTACGATTTCTTTAATCACAGGAATCGTAAGGTTCGATGCATTGCGAACAGGAAAATCCTTCGGCTCAGTTGCAGGTGGAGCGTTGTAAGCAAACTGCCAGCGTTTGAGATTATTTACAAACTGACCACGCTCACCAAGAGCGAGTTCGATCTGCTGTTGGAGAAACCAACCTAGCTCCCTACGCGATTCACGAGAAAGTGAGACTTCTCCCACAATGGAAGTCTCCTGCTTTCTTATCTTTGCAAATTCGCTAAATTCTACAACCCTAGCCACGATTAGACTCCGAGTGCTTCGTGGTTGACGAATACCTTGAGCGTATCATCGGCAGTTTTACCAAATCCCGCTGCGAAAGCATAGACGGTCAAACAAACTTCTGACGCGCCTGGAGTTGGATTAGTGATAATCCCGTGAGTGATTGAAGCTGCATTGAAATCAGCTTTGGCGTAGGATGCTAGATGAGAAACAATATCCACACCCGCACCTGTGTTATCCGCGTCACCATCATTCGTTTTCGGATAACCAGCAGTTTCTAGCTTCTGCGTTGAACCGATAACTGTTACGTTAGAACGATTCGCAGTCTTACCGGGCGTTCCGGCTGAAGCTAGTTCATGCGTAGTAAAGGTTTGAGTTGTGGCTTCCGCAGCCATTTCCTGCGCGTAGAAAAGATCTCCGTCATTCGTGACAATGTTATGTCCAAGATGAAGAAACTTTCCACGAGGCGTACCTAGAACAGCCATGATGTTCATGTGCTTCGGTACAATAAGATCTCGGGTCCAAATTCCATGCGCGCTCTTGTAGACGCGATCTTGGAATCCATAAACCCTTTCTCTGAGCAACATAAGTTAATCTCCTACCACTGAAATTACACTTTCTTTGAGCCGTTCTCTGGAATTCTGCCCATCTTTAGGCTTATTAGTAACAGCTTTCCAAACAGCGACAACGATCAGAATAACAAAAGGTGTTGCAAACCCTGCAAAGTAAATTCCCAATTCTTTAATCATGGTTGACGATCCGTTATTACGAGTTCATGATTTTCGACCAGTTTTTTCCCCACGCCAGCATCAACAATTATCTCTGCGCGGTAAACCGAGCCGATTGCGAATACAGCATCATCGCTAAGTACGCCGATGTAATCTCCTTCCGAGTTAGGGATATAGTTAAGAACAATAGGCCAAGCAATTCCAGCTACTACCACATCTGCATCGTCGTAGATTGTAACTGAAATCGTAGCAGCATTTTCAAACTTATCATTTATAATATCAAATAGATTATCAACTCGTAAGATATTATCCGATCCAGTTAATACAACTCTCATCATTGTTCCATATCCCTGTTGATCCAGAAGGTCATTCTCATCGCCGTGATGGAAACAAACTTCATGATAACCTGACCGATTACGAATGCGAGTCCTATTACTTGGTCTAGTAATGTCAATGATTCAGATACAACTCTGACTTTACCTAATGCTAAGATTGTTGATTCTGTTGAGTTGACTATTTCCGACACAGTTTGAGCTATCTCTAATCCAATGTCTTTTACGGCACTGGCAGATGTAGTTACGAAGTTTACAACCTCGTCAATTACCTTAGAGAATAGCTTGTTCGGATCTGCCGTCTCAGAAATCTGGAAACGGTTTACAAACTGGCGAACTAAAACCCTCACAGGAGTTTGAGTGGATACGAAGCTGAATACCTCCGCAACTGCGCGGACAATCGCCTCACCGATCTCTACGCCGATTACATGATCTTCTGAGAATACGAGATTGATAACTTCGTCGATTACCTTGACGAGAAATTCTTCTGCGATACTAAGCAAATGATTTACCGACTCGACGTAGTTTAATACCTCACTCTCGATGAATAACCACGCAACTGATGGATCTTCGGTTTCTGACAAGCGTAATGTACTATTTATAATCTGAATTATCGCATCAGCGAGGATTTGAAATTTATTGACAACCTCGTTATTGTTTAACGATTCATCAATGATTCTATTCCGCTGTAATGCAACTACGAGAATATCAGGCATTAGAAGTTCACGCTTTCATCGAGAACTTTTACAATATCTCCTCCTGTGATTGATAATTCATGCGCGCCTATATCCCACGGTACATCACGGGCGTTGTCAAGAATATCAACCCCGAAGTTGGCACTTAAATCAGCGGCAGCCTCGTAGCCAGAATCGCTGGAGGAATTTATTCGATAATCTCTATTGATAAATACAGCATTGGTATCATCTACATAATCAATCACCGGGCTGTCGGCGGAATCGAGCGAGTTCGTACCCCAGTTCACATCACTGTTCGCTTCTCTATCTGTGAGGTTAAAATCACTAGCCGCGTCCATTACATCGGGAAGGCTTGCGTCGGATATATCGAAGCGTATATTCGTAGCGCGACAATTCTTGTGAGTTAGCGTAGTTCCGGCGTCTGCTATGAAGTTTAGTGTTGTCCATTCGTCGAAGGTACAATTGTCGAAGAATAGAGTGGGTCCGCCCGAACCTGCCGGTACATCAATGGCAGGACTAAATACGTTCTCTTTATCACCGCCATACGCTATCCAGTTACGCCAACGACAGGTAACAGCGGCATCTATCTTAAATCCACGCCAAGCAGTACCGGAATTGTGGTCTACGATCATAATACCGCCACCATCGAAACGATTCCAACCACCACTTGCCGAACTTACTTTGAATACGGCTGCTGTACTTGTTCCCGTACCCAAGTTGTCCCTCATTTGGAACGTGCCTTCAGTGTGCCAGAGATGATCTACTTGATTGTTTTCAAATACATTACTAAGGGCCGAAAGTCGATAGCCTAATGTAGACCAGACGGCGGTATAGAATGGATCACCCCCGCTGTCGAGGAAACGTAACTCGACGTAATTTGTTGGGCTAGTTTTCCAGGCTGTATCATCTATAACACACTTTACGGTATCCTCAAATGGATAACAGTCAATTCGTAGGATTTCATCCGAACCTGTGGCGGCTGTTATATCAGCGGCTTCACCACCGAACGCGGCATCAAGTCCTGCATAATCTCCGCCAGATGCTTTAACTGTTACTGTTCTGAGTGTAGCCATTATGGATTCACTCGATTAGAGCTAGTTGAAACATACCAATCGTCGATTAGGATGTATTGCTCTTGTGGTACAGGTAAATTCTGTCCTCCGCCCCACGTTGGATTCCAACGAGCGGTACTGAATGCTCTATCGTTATCTGCCGAGTCGAAGTAGTATACTGTATCTACTGATGCGATTTTTTGTTCGATTCCATCGAAGTAAACACGATATTTACCATCTTTAACACCCGGACCAGAGTTAGCTACAAAAAGCCATTCTGCTCTAAACCATCTTCCGATTGGAATATTAGCAAGTGGCAAACCGGGGTAGCGAACATTTGAACTAACTAAACCATCAGGAGGTCCATCGTTGAATTGTAAAAACATTCCAAAGTATACAGAGCTATCTTTGGATAAATAGACAAAGTGATTATTGCTTTGATTTTGTGATACCCAAAAACCTTTAGTTGTAGTAGGATGCCAAGTAAATGCAGGGTCTATATACATCCACACAGACCAATACATTGAAGCACGTTGTGGTTGTCCTGCCCATGAACGATTGTATTCGTATGAAAACGGAGCAGACCCTACACCGAAGTTTAACGGCCAACGGCCTACAGCAACGGTATCAGAACCGCTTGGAGGTAGAGGAAAGCCTATATCTCTTGGATCACCCGCGAAGAAGTTTAATGGATTTGTAGATCCTGCACGTCTCCAGCCGAAAGGATCTTGAGTTAGATGGTCTATGAAACTAAAGTTATTCGGCCCTGCTTGATCTGTGAAGTTTGTGTTGAATGCATACATCTCCGTCATGCCAAGAGGCTCATTTGGATAAGGTAGAGGATCGTTTAATTCTTCGCCAATCCAACCTGGCCCACCATTACCCGTATCTGTCCAGATTTTAAACGCATCTAAACGAAACTGAGCATCGTGATTCGTCCAATGATTTCGATTCAAGCCAACTTGCATACGTTGCCAGCCGAGGGGTTCGTGCCAGATATCAAGTTCATCGCTTGGAACGTATGTAAATGTACTTCCTGTGTTGTTAAGTAATACTCTACTTCCATTTCGATCTATGGTAAAACGCCCTATTCCATCAAGTACGCCTTGAGCCGAGGAACGTTTTTGATAGATACGAAACGTATGCCATTCATTATCCCAATCAGGATTGGAACTTCCCATTGATCCACTACCCATGAGAGTATCACCAGCAGTAGGAGAGGGATGATTTGTCCAGTGTTGAGATCCTTCGTGACCATCTTTTACTGCAATATATGCATTTGGGAAATCAAACCTAGAATGCATTCGTAGGAGTTTGTGGTCTGGTGCGCTTGAACAACTCCAAGCAGGATCGGGTAGAGTTCCCCACGGTGCGGTAGATGGAGCGGCGTCGAATTTCACACGAAACTCAACCCAAACTTCCGTAGCT